TCCTTATGTTGCAAATATAGTTTCCGAAATGACAAGCAAAGCACGAATCAAAGAAGACTTTGATTCTTTTATGAATGCAGTAAACGAAGCAGGAGAAATACAGGTAAGTTTAGTTGAAGATGATGATCCAGAACATCCATCTAATTTAACTTTTGAAAATGTTACTAAAAAGAATCAACATATTATACGATATATGTCCGAACATATCTTAAATAAAAACGTTTCAGGGCTTGCAAATCAAGTAGCATCTGATTATCCACATTATGACACGTCGATGAAAAATCAAGCATTACGTGCAGTTAAAGGTATAATGAGCGAAAGAATTCAACCAGAGCAAGTAGAAAATCCAATTGGATTACCAGATCTTCTTGTTAATGACATAGACGAAACATTGTCGAAATATGCTACAGATGATGTCTTTTTTGAAAAAGACAAATCATCAGAGGACGAAGAGCAAGTAGAAGAAGGTAAACTACCTCCAGCATTACAAGCACATATTGATGCTAAAAAAGATAAAGAAGTCGACGACGATAAAGAAGTTGACGAGTCTAAAGACAGTCCGGTGCGTAAATTAAAAGAACACGATACAATCCAACGGATGCAATACTTAGCGGGGATGAACGCATGAAAGTTACAGAATTAGATGACATGATTGTTGAAAAAGGTGATTCGGAATGGCGCAATATGACATTAGCAAAACCTGAAGACATGAATTGGGAACAATTTAGTTCAACAGGACCTAAAACTAAAGAAGAAATCGCGGCATGGAGACAGTCAAAGCAAGAAAAGCAGGTTGCCAGACCAAGTAAACCGAAAATGCGGCCTGAACCTCCAATAAAAGAAGAAACTGATGCAACTCTAGATTCAATTGTAGAAAGATATCCAACCGAACTTGAATCGGTAGTAATAGGGAATTCTTTCTTAACTGATCATGATCAGTTTTATAATGAATTATATGAATATTTTGTTACTGGTGCAGGTCGGGGTGAAATGCCATATGGTGTTGCAAAAGCTCAGGACGGAGATCCGGACCAATGGATTACTGAATATTTGGAACAAGAATATGGTCGTGACTTTGATCATGGCAATCCAGAGTCAATGGACGGAGATTTTGACTCCGGTATGGCTTCAGCAGGACACGGTACAGACGAAGATTATGGCTATTATGGCGAAACTGCCGGAAATCAAATGCGTAAATATGCAGACATAATTTCCGAATCTAATAAAATAATAAAAAGAAAAAAACGTAGTTAATTCAAAAAAAGACTTGACATTTGATAAATAGTACTGTATAATAGATTACATGAATGTGTAATCGCTAGGCTAATAAAAGACTTAGTAACTTAGGCACAACATAGGCTAATAAAGGAGAAATAATATGGCTACACTAGCAGAAATACGAGCAAAGCTCGTAGAACAAGAGACCCGCAAATCATCCGGATTTGTTTCCGATAACGCAATTTATGCATTTTGGAATATCCCGGAAGGAACAACCTCAACATTAAGATTTTTACCCGACGGCGACGAAGAAAATACATTCTTCTGGAAAGAACGACAAATGATTCGTTTAGCATTCCCGGGTGTTAAAGGACAAGACGAAGGACGTAATGTTACTGTCCAAGTTCCTTGTGTAGAAATGTGGGGCGATGCATGTCCAGTTCATGCAGAAATTCGACCTTGGTTTAAAGATCCAAATTTGGAAAACGAGGCCAGAAAATACTGGAAAAAACGTTCATATATTTTTCAGGGATTTGTAGTAGACGGAACACTACAAGAGGATAGTATTCCTGAAAACCCAATTCGCAGATTTGTAATTAATCCATCTATTTTTAAAATTATATCTGCGGCATTAATGGATCCGGACTTCCCGGAAATTCCAACCGATTATGAAAGAGGAACAGACTTCAAACTTACTAAAACACAAAAAGGTCAATATGCTGACTATTCAACTTCGAATTGGTCACGTAAGGAACGAGCATTAGATCAAGTAGAACGTGATGCCGTTGAAGCAAACGGATTATTTAATTTAAATGATTTTATGCCAAAACGTCCTAGCAATGACGAGATTAGTGTTATTTTTGAAATGTTTGAAGCCTCAGTTGCAGGCGAACTTTACGATCCTGACAGATGGGGAGCATTTTATACACCTCCAGGAATGTCGAGAACAGAAGGTGGTACACAAAAGGCAATGGCTCATACGCCGCCAGTTGTTACAAAACCTACTGTAGTTTCAGATGACCCTGTTGAACCCAAAGTTCAAAAAGAAGAAACAACCACCGAAGACACTGACGAAAAAAGTGAAAAACCTTCAGCGGCAGAAATTCTTAAACTAATTCGTGAACGGAAAGCCCAGGCTTAATTTTAAAAATTAAAAGGGGGAATAACCATTCCCCCATTTCTATGGAATAATTATGACTAGACCATTTGATGTATCAAAATTTAGAAAATCGATCACAAAAGCCGTGCCAGGAATGGCAGTAGGTTTTAGTGATACGGTAGATTGGATTAGTACTGGAAATTATGCTCTAAATTTTCTTATTTCGGGTGATTTTCAAAAAGGTGTACCTTTAGGAAGAGTTACATGCCTTGCTGGAGAAAGTGGTAGTGGTAAAAGTTACATTGCCAGCGGCAACTTAGTGCGTCATGCCCAACAGCAAGGCATCCTTCCTATTATACTTGACTCAGAAAATGCACTCGATTCTGATTGGTTATCGGCATTAGGCGTAGACATTTCAGAAGATAAACTTATGCGATTTGGCGTATCTATGGTTGACGAAGTTGCTAAATTTATAAGTGAATTTATGAAAGGTTATAAAGAACAATATGCAGACGAACCTTATGAAGAACGACAAAAAATATTATTTGTTGTTGATTCGTTGGGTATGTTACTTACACCAACCGATAAAGATCAATTTGAAAAAGGAGATATGAAGGGCGACATGGGTCGTAAACCTAAGGCACTTACCTCATTAGTACGAAATTCAGTTAACTTAATCGCAGGTAATCCTGTTGGAATTGTTGCTTGTAATCATACATATGCTTCACAGGACATGTTTGATCCTGATGATAAAATTAGTGGAGGACAAGGATTTATATATGCTTCGTCAATAGTAGTTGCAATGCGAAAATTAAAACTTAAAGAAGATGAGGCAGGTAACAAAATAACAGATGTTCGTGGAATACGATCGGCATGTAAAGTAATGAAAACACGTTTTGCAAAACCTTTCGAAAGTGTACAAATTAAAATACCATATGATACTGGAATGAATCCGTATAGTGGGTTACTTGATTTGTTTGAAAAAGCAGGTGCTGTTGTTAAAGATGGCAATAAATTATCGTACAGTAAACCAGGTATCGAGCCTATTAAAGAATTTCGTAAAAATTGGACAGATGAAAAATTAGAAATTATTATGAAAGATTTTTCCTCCTGGACAGATAAAAGTGAACCAGAAGAACTAAATAACTCAGTTTTAACAAAAAAGGAGGATACTAATGAAAATGACGGAAGAGGAAATTCATCTAATACATGAGGTATGGGAAGTTGTATTATCATATATTTCCGCTAAAGACGCAGAACTGGTTTGCGAAGAACTTTTCGAAAAATTCGAAACCGCTGGTTTTGTAATTGAGGATAATGTAAAAGAACTAAAAGGAACCGATAAAGTAATAGATAATGTTTTAAACAATATGTACTATATCGACGAAGAAGAAGAAATAGAAGAACCTGAAGTATACGATTATTAATATGAGTTCGTGGTATAATAAAATAAAAACCAATATATCTGAATTAATAAATTGTATTACTTTCTTTGAGTTAGAACTCGATGGAGCAAGACTTGAATGTGGTATGAAAGGTAATCTGGAAAGATTATCTAGAGAAATGCCAGGTATTGTGGAATATAGATTTAATCAACTACAAGAAATTGAGGCCATTTTAGAACATCTTAATATTGAGTTAAGAAAACTTCGTTCAGCAGTATTTCGTAAATTTATCGAACATTACAATAAAGCATTAAGTTCGCGAGATGCTGAGAAATATGTAGACGGCGAAGATGAAGTAGTTGACTTTAATCATTTAATAAATGAATTTGCATTGTTAAGAAATAAATTTCATGGGCTTGTTAAAGCTCTTGATGCGAAACAATTTCAAATTAATAATATAGTTAAACTGCGAGTAGCAGGATTAGAAGATGTAGGATTATAAATGTCAAGCACCGCTGATTGGTGGTATAATGAACGGTTACCTGAACTTCAAGAAGAAGAACGTAAACAAAAAAATGCAAAAACTTTACTTGAAGGTGTAGAAGAGTTCAAAAGTAAAGCAAAACAGGTATTGTTAGAAAAAAACCAACAAAAAAAGTAAAAAAAGTTAAAAAAGTTGCCGAAAAAGGTTGACTTTCTTGCGGCTAGAGCGTATAATATATACATACTAAAGAAAAGAGTTAATTTTAACACTAACCGAGAAAGCAATATGCAAGTCCAAGCTAAAATACACAACGGAGAATACGGCGGTAAGTCAGTTAATGATTTAATTTTTCCGTTAGTAAAAGGATTTAATGTTGGTAAGAATGGTGGATTTATTACAGTAGACGGAGCTCATGTTCCAGGTTTTCCAGATAGAGAAATCCGCATTAAACTTGTTAGCAAGAACGATTATGAAGTTATTAACTCATTTCAAGCTCAAGTACAAGAGAATTCAAAAGAAGAAAAAGTTGAAGTTCCGGTAGAAGCAGTTAAACAAGAAAAGACCGACGAAGAGAGGCTGGAAGAAATCCGCGAACGATTTGAGATTTTAGATGAAATGACACAAGGTTCCATTAATGGTGTTGTACGTGGAATGATAGTAACAGGACCTCCCGGAATTGGTAAAAGTTTTGGTGTTGAACAAGTTATTGAAAAGAACAGCCTGTTTGATAAACTTGCTGATAAGCCGGTACGTTACGGAACTGAAAAAGGTGCCGCAAGTGCAATTGGTTTATACCAGTTACTTTACAGGTATGCTGATCCAGGTAGCGTTTTGGTACTTGATGACTGTGATAGCATCCTTTGGGATGAAGTTAGTTTGAACTTACTGAAAGCGGCACTTGATTCAAGTGCAAAACGGATGATTAGTTGGAATACTGAGAGTTCGGCATTACGCAGAGAAGGTGTGCCAGAGAAATTTGAATTTTGTGGATCAGTTATTTTTATTACAAATTTAAAGTTCGATAATGTTAAGAAAGGCAAACTTAGAGATCACTTAGAAGCAATCCTTTCAAGATGCCATTACTTGGACTTGACACT